CGGCGACACGGTCATCCAGACCATCAGCCTGCCTAAGTGGGCGACAAATGCCATTCAAACTGAGACCTTCTGATGTCAACAGCAATCACCACCTGGACCCCTGACCAGGTGCAACTGATCAGCAGCACCATTGCACCGGGCTGCACCAATGACGAGCTGCGCCTGTTTGCGTATGCCTGCCAGCGCACTGGGCTGGATCCGTTTAGCAAGCAGATCTACGCCATCAAGCGTGGCGGCAAGCTGACCATCCAAGCCGGCATTGACGGCCTCCGCGCCATTGCCGAGCGCACCGGGCAACTGGATGGATCCGAGACCTACTGGTGTGGCGAGGAGGGCGACTGGCGTGATGTGTGGCTGTCATCCAAGCCACCTGCCGCGGCCAAGACGATCGTGCACCGCAAAGGCAGCAACCATGCCTTTGTTGGTGTCGCCCGGTTCGCGGACTACAACGCTGGCCAGGGGCTGTGGTCCAAGATGCCTGCCGCGATGATCGCCAAGTGCTCCGAGGCACTGGCATTGCGCCGGGCTTTTCCCGCCAATCTTTCAGGCGTGTACAGCACCGATGAGATGGACCAGTCTGAGCCTGTCACCGTTACCACCGATAGCGCTCCTGCATTGCCTGCGCGTAAAGACACCAGCAAGTTCTTCACTGCCGGTGCTGCTGCCATCGCCAAGGCCAAAAGCCTGCAGGACCTTGAGGACCTGCAGCCGCGCATGGCAAAGCGGCTGGAGGATGGCGACTTGACGCAAGAGCAGCACGACAAGCTGCTGCAGCAAATGCTTGAGAAGGAGGCTGATCTTGTATCTGACGACTGAACAGCTAGCAGCACGTTGGGGTTTGAAGCCAAGCAGCATCAAATCCCAACGGCTGCGGGGCCAGGGACCGGCCTATTACACGGTCCCACGGTTCGGCTTGCCGTTAGGTGAGTCACGGGTCAGGTATCCCATAGCGGACGTCCTGGCATTTGAAGAGTCCAATTCCATTACCCCTGTCAATCCATGAGCCTTTATGCTTCCGGCGTCGTTCGTATTATTAGCGAACCGCAGATCAAGTTTTTTGATTCTGGCACTTGTGTTTGCAACTTCGGTGGTGGCATCAGCGAAGGCAAAGACAAGGATGGCAATTACATCAACAATGCCATCGACGTAGAAGTCTGGGGCAAAGGCGGCCAGATGATCGCCGACAACTGCACGAAAGGCGACAGCATCATGGTGACCGGTGCCATCCGCCGCCAAGACTGGAATGACAAGGACACCGGCACCAAGCGCAGCAAACATGTGCTGAACGTGCAACGGTTCGAGTATTTGCCGCGTGCCAAGTCAGAAGAGGCTGCGTTCTGATGACTGACATCAAGCAGGACAACGAGCGCCAGGAGCTGCTTGAGCGCTTATACCACGAGGACGGCCGGGATAATCCCGACCATCCAATGCACTCACTCTACACGGGGCTTTATGAACAGCACATCAATCAAAGCAGCCTTTGACGCATGGTGGCGTGACAGCTATGGGGTGCCTCCGGGCACCCATGCCGTCATGACCCACGTTGCCTTTGCTGAGCACATCCTCAAGCTGGTGGAGCTGATGGAGGAATCCGAGCGATGAGCCATCCCATCACCCCACCGCCGGAGCTTTTTAACAAATTGAAAGAGGAATGGGCTGCACTAGGCGTGAAGATAAGAGGTGATCTTGGCAACTACCTTGTGAATAATGCTTACAGGATAGGCGCCGACCAGGAGCTGGATGCGTGCTGTGAATGGCTAGTCAGCGAAGGGTGGTTCAAATACGAACACGAGGCTGTGGAAGATCTCCGCACCGCCCGCCGCCCCAAGCCGCCGAGCTTGAAAGAGCAAGCGTTGCAAGCACTTTCTGAAGCCGTCAAAATGGCCGATGACGTCCCACCAGAGGGGATTTGCTCAGGCCAAGCAGACATTATCCGCCGCGCCCTGGAGGCCCTTCCCGAATGATCAACATCGACTCCAATCAAGGCCGCATCGGTGAACTGTGGTGGATCAACTCCGATCCATCAACGACGCATCGCGTTGCCGTTCCGTTTGCTGGCGCCCGTGTACATCTAGACCTGTATCGCTGGGGCACCTGCGGCATCGGCCGCGACATCAAAGTCTGGCTGGAGCCGATTGATGATTAACATTAACGAAGCAGTGCATACCATTGCACTACAACTTGGACCATCACTTTTGCTTGTGCTGTTTCTAACCTATCTCGACAGAAAATGACTGACCTCTCCTCCGCTGCTCAAGCAGTGATCGCTGCCAGCAACTGCGCTGGATCTCGGATCGTGCAATTACACATCGCCGCCGCCCTGCGAGCTGCTGCGGATCAGGTGGTGCCACAACCCAAATACTCCTGGAATGTTTCATCAGAAAACAGGTTCATCCGCCGCCAACTCCTTGCCATCGCCGAAGAGCTGGAGGGCCAATGATCCGCTTTGCATTGCTGCTGTTGCTCCAGTCTCCGGCCATGGCACAGCCCAGCAGATCCGTTACCGCCACGGTCTACGACGGCTGGTTCCATGGCCGCGTCACCTACTGCGGCCAGACGTACCAGCACTGGGGCGTGAGCGCCGCGCACCCATGGTTGAGCTGCGGCACCCGTGTCCGTGTCAGCCATCAAGGCCGCACGCTGGTGGTGCCGGTGACCGACCGCTGCGACTGCAGCAGCATCGACCTCAGCGCCGGCGCTGCACACCGCTTAGGCGTGCCGCTTGACGGCATCGCAACCGTTCGCATCTCACACCAATGAACGACCCAGTCAACCACCCATCGCATTACACGCAAGGCGGCATCGAGTGCATCGAAGCCATCCAGGCAGCATTGACGCCAGAAGAGTTCAAAGGCTACTGCAAAGGCAACGTGCTCAAATATGTCTGGCGTGAGCAACACAAAGGCGGCAATGAGTCGCTCCGTAAAGCCAATTGGTACATGCAATGGCTGGTCAAATAAACAAAGGCCGCAACTTTACGGTCAACATCCGCATGAGCCGTGAAGAGATCGAAGCTGCTCGCAAACTAGGCGACGGCAACATTAGCATGGGCTTCCGTCATGCCATACGGTATGCCTGCTGGAAGAACATGCGCCCGATTAAGCTCAGCACCATGCTGCGCAGTGCAGCCGTCATGGCGCAGGATCTAGAAGATGCCCGCGATTCAAGTTCAATGCCCTAGCTGCACCTCTAGGCAAACCTATATCGTCATGACCAATCAACTTGACGATGGCACTATCGTTAGGCGTCGCCACTGCAGGGCCTGCGATCATCGGTGGTACACGCAGCAACCAGCCGAAGTGCAGGTGCCGCGATGCCTATTGCAGTGGTCCAATAAAAAGTACATCATCGCTATCCGCAACAATGATCCTTTGTGACACCGAGATCCACGACCTGATCGAACATGGCATGGTGCAGCATCACCAGCCAGAACTGATCAACCCTGCCAGCCTGGACCTGCGGCTTGGCAACCTGATCATGCTGGAGTCGGTGGAGTCGCACCAGATGATTCCTCTGTCGATCAAGGACTACACCGCCGAGCATCCGTATCAGTTGGTGCCAGGACAGTTCATCCTTGCGCAGACCATCGAAACGTTCGTCATGCCGGAGGACGTCGCCGGGTTGTTCTTCCTAAAGTCAAGCCGCGCGCGCGAGGGTTACGAGAACCTGCACGCCGGCTATGCCGATCCAGGCTGGCATGGCAGCGCGCTAACGCTGGAGCTGAAGAATGCCCGCCAGTTGCAGCCGCTGCCGATCTACCCAGGGTTGAAGATCGGGCAGATGGTATTCTTCCGCATGAGCCAACGCCCGGCACTGAGCTACGCGCTGACTGGCAGCTACAACAACGACCAACTAGTCGCGGCCTCCAAGCAGTTCAGCAGCCGCAGCCAGATGCCACGGTTCAACGCTGCATGAGCGCATCGCTTCAGCGATTAACCACTTGATCTGTGATCGCTGGCTGGCCTCCTGTTCAGCCAGCAGCAGCGCATACTCCAGCAGTGCGTTGTAGTCCTTTGCTGCATGTAGCTCACGCAACATCTGGGCATTGGCTGCGCCGTGAAATTGTGCTTCCATTGTGTGAACTAACGGATTCATCATGTCTGACAGCATCAAGGACTATCTCAACAGTATCGCCAAGTATCCACTGTTGACACCGCAGCAAGAGATACAACTCGGGAGGCGCGTGCAACGGTTGCGTGAGTTGCAATCACTGGATCGCCCGCTGACCAACGCCGAACAGCGTGAAAAGCGCAGCGGTGAGCGCGCCCGCCAGCGGTTCATCCAGTGCAACTTGCAACTGGTCGTGCATGTCGCCCGCAGGTACGACAAGCGCAACAACAAGACCATGGAGCTACTCGACCTGATCCAGGAAGGCAACATCGGCCTAGCGCGTGCTGTTGAGCTGTTTGACCCAAGCCGCGGCTACAAGTTCTCAACCTACGCCTACTGGTGGATCCGCCAAGGCATCACGCGTGCACTGATCAGCAGCGATGCCATCATCCGGCTGCCAATTGGTGTGCACGAGACGATGTACAAGATCAACCGCACGATCCAGGATCTCAGCCATCAGCTCGGCTACCAACCGAGCATCACCAGGGTGGCAGAAGAGATCGACATGGACCCCGGCGAGCTATCCAATTTGCTCCGGCAAACCTACACCGTTACCAGCATCGACCAACAGGTCAACAACTCAGAAGGCCACAGCATTG